CAAGGCGGCAAGAGAGGACGCCAATGAAGCCGAGACATATGCGGCAGAAATGGAGGACAAGCTGAAGGAGATGGCAGAAATGGAGGACAAGCTGGCGAAGGTGCAGGCCCGGCTCGAGAAGATAGCAGCGGCAGACACACAGGCGTGGGCCTTGCGTGCGCTGGCAGATATCAAGGGAGAAAAGTAATGAGTGACGATCTGGTGAAGCGGTTGCGTGAGGGTGATGAGTTCGAACAGTCTATGATGGCTGAAAGAGCAGCCGACAGCATCGAGGAACTGGAACTTGAGGTGGAGACATGGAAATCTCGTGCTATCCATCAGAATGAAGTAGCGGGGAGGCTTGAGGCGAAGCTATCGGAGAGCGAAGCTCTCTTGGCGAAGGCTGTGGAGGCTTTGGAAGAAGGTATGCGTTGCACCAGTGAACATGGCGGCGCAGCGAAGTTTCTTCGTATCGCCCGCACCACCCTCGCAGAACTGAAAGGAGAGAAGTGATGAGTGAAGCACCATTCCGCCTAGAACTTGCAGAAGTTGAGCATCACGAGAACGGCGATGCGACATACAAGTTCGACATGGATGAAGACGCAGCAAAGTATGTAGCGCAGGAAGGCATGAAGCTGATGCTATACTGCGGTGTGTCAAAGGTAAATATGCAGGACGTTTATGACTGGATACTCAGTCAGGCGGAGAAGGCTACATCGTAATATCGCCGCCTAGTTCTTTTTTAAGCCAGCGCAGGTCGTTTATCATGGCGACCTGCGTAAACTCGCGGTCAGGCAGGAATAGCTCCTTGCGATCCCGCCAGATGTCGCCAGAGAAAATTCGCATCAGTCCAATGTCCAGAGCGATGCAGCAATAATAATTTGCCAGCGTAGTCATGCGAGGCCGCTGGAACTTATACCCGCCGCTGGTGCGCTTGCGCCTACTGCTAGACTTTACCTCAACGCTCACCAAACGGCCATCGCCTGCATGCACTACCAGATCAAAAGCACCGTCAATTCTGCTTGCTTCAAGCCCAGCGTAGGCTTCCAGCAGGTAGCAGGCGAGGTATTCACCAGCCCGCCCGTGGCGTATGCTGATGGTGCGGGTCATTATTCGTGATAGTGCCTGTAACTTGTCTGGCAGTGGTCAGGGCCAAACACCCGCACCCACGCCCGCCAGAAGCGGCTGTCACCCTGTAGCCGCCACGCTCGAGAGCAAAGGCTTTCAGATGTATCACGGTATGATACATCGTGCATGATGCGGCTGGTTGACTGGATTAATTGCAGAGCGCGTTCCATTTCTCGTTGGCCACCACTGTGTCTGTCAGAAAACTGCGGTCATTTTCTGACAGCCATATCAGAGTTTCCTCACTGAAATATAACGGCGAGGCGATGTCGCAGTAATTGCTAACGACGATCTTGCCGCAGCCAGTGGCGGGCGCGATCATCAAGACCATCATTATCCAACGAGCGTATTTCATCTTCCACATCCTTTGCAGCCTTCACTGCATCCAGTCTAGCCTCGTTGGCGTCTGCTTTGACGGCAGCGGCCCCGTCGCGTCTTCCGCTCCAGTAGATACCGAGCAACGCCAGAACGAAGGCAACTACGCCAATGGCGTATAGTTTTAAGCGACCCAGCAGGAACATCACGCATCCTCACCCCATGCAACGCACTTGGCATTTTTGACGATCAGGTGCGGGTATCCTTCCTCAATCATAAGCCAGCCGTTGGGAATGTCTGCCATGCAATCATTTAGCGTTGGCCACGCTGGCCCTGCAATTCCCATACATTGGCCATCAAGTGAACACGCTAGTAAGATTGCAGTAAACATTGGTCTATCTCCAGCCAGAACTCCATGCACGCAACCGCTCGCGCATAATAAACATCGCCAGCAGCGCGATTACGATGCACCCGGCAATCGCCACGACCTGTGCGACACCGTCAAGGGCATTGAGCGCCCCAATGGCGCCGCCTACAGCCGAGGCGCCTTGGACTACCGATGCTTGCACTGTGCGGCTCTGTGCGGGCGTAGAGCGGCTCTTTGCGCCTACTACGCCGCTAATCTCGGCGGCAGGCTTACGGGCATACCAAGCAGGCACGTTAAAGCACGGGCAAGCCTTGGCGGCATACTGGTTATGGCCGCTGATCTTGGTGATGCTTGGGTATTCACGCTTCAAACCAGCAATAAGCGTGCGCAACGCATTGGCCTGCGCCTGCGTAAAGTTATCTTCAAACTTGTCGTTGGCAGAGCCACCGTGACCACCAAGCAGGCAGACGCCAATGCTGTTGGCGTTGTGGCCCTTAACGTGCGCGCCAGCCTTTTCGACGGGACGGCCTCTGGCCACCGTGCCGTCTTCATCAATGACATAGTGGTAGCCGATGTCGGCCCAGCCTTTGTCGGTGTGCCAGCGGCGGATTTCGGCGACCTTTTGCTCTGTCGTTTCGCCTGCGCGCCAGCCCTTTGGCGTGGCAGCGCAATGCACGATGATCTCGTCGATGTTCCTCATTGGCCACCTCTCAGCTTGAGCGCAAAATATGCCACAACGGACGATGCAATGATCCAGAACAGACGCTCAGCAAACCGCAGCATCTGGCCGTTTGCGCTTGTGGACTTTTCAAGATGGCCGACGCGTTTGCCCATTTCGCGCTGGTTTTCGTCATAGCTATCCATGCGCTTAAACAGCGTAATCATGCGCTCTTCCATCCGGGCCAATGATACGACAGCGTCAGACAACGTGTCCAATTTTTTTTCGATACGTTCCAAACGCTGGTCGTCAATCATTTATCTATGCGTCCTTAATCTTGAACGCAGCAAAATCGCCGCTCATCAATTTCTTTTTAGCATATTCTGCAAATTCTTTCGACCCAATTGCTGCACCGCACTCGCGCGCCCATGTCTCAGCAATGACAAAAGGAATGCTGCCCAGCTTTCGCACACGGGCCTGTCCAAACATGCTTGGGGCTTCCTGAGCCTCGTGACGGTTTTGGTCAATAAGAGCCTGCACATCCTGCGTGCGCTTAATGACCAGCTTGCCGTCAACTAGGTCGTAATCCTCTTTGACGCCAAACTCATTAATCATCTTTGGAAGCCGCCTTCTTGGCTGCACGAACAGGCTTAACCTCTTCTGCAAAGCCGTTGTTGATGATCGACTGCGCAATGGCTTCATCCAGATCGGCCTCGTAGCCAATGCCGCGCGACTGCCCGTCGATCCATACGCCCAGGTCAGTAGTCAGTTTGATTTTCATGGAATTGTCCTTTCACAGAAAGTAAGGGCCGCCGAAGCGGCCCCTACAAGGCTAACCCTTAAAGAGCAGGGTTAATGTCGGCGATGATGCCGTGTGCCTTTTCGTTGTCCACCTGCAGGCCGTATTCAGTCGAAATCAAGCGGCGCTCCGAGTGGCCGGTGCGGGCCAGCGGTTTCTGCTTGGTTTCTTGCAGGTAAGCAACGCGAGCGTAGTTCGGATCAAGGACAAATACATCCCTAGAGCGAACAAATCTCGACGGCACAATCTGAAGTTCACCGAAATCGCTGACATATAGGTCCACAGCGGCTACCACCTTCTTGTCGCTGATGTCGCGGTAGCGAGTAGCCGAACCAGTGAAGGTCGAGCTGATCTTCTGCTTGACGCCCGAGCCACACAGAACGATCGAAGGCTCTGCACCTTCATCCCAGCACGAAGCGATCACGTCTTTCAGCATTGTTTCCGTTAGCGCCCGTAGAGTTCCGTCGGTTGCTGCTGCGTTGGGGTAGCCAGCGGTGGTGCCGGACAGGGTGCCGCTTGCGCCACCAGTGCCACGATCCACGTTGGTTTTCAGGAACGCAGTAAGCGAGGCGGTTTCACGAGCAGTGCCGGACGATCCGGCGACGGCTGCGTTATTGTCGCCTGCCAACATGGTCTCCATGTCACGTTTAAGTTCTTTCAACTTATACGCGATCTGCTTGGCCATACGCTGTGCGTCGCCTGCGCCGTTCACGGCTTCGTTGGTGTCCGACACTTCGACCACTTTATCGCTGATCTGGGTAAAGTTGGCCAAGCGAATTGCGTTGGTCGGCGCGTCGTTGCCGGGAGCCGCTTCACCTTCGATTACGCGGTTCGATGTCGAAGCTGCTGCCAGCTCAACAACGGGCCACTCAAAGTAGGTGTTGCTGACCGACTTGCGGCCAATGCTCGACATGAACGGAGTTTCGGTCGGGCTGATCGAAATCAGCGCGTCCTGCAGGTCTTCACGGATTGTCGAAACGCTATACGTTTCGTTGGTATTTGCGGTAACGCCCATTGGTTTCTCCTTTACGGGGTTAGCTCAAGAGGAATTTAGCAACGTCATCGACGCTGCCGGTTTGCTTCATCCGAGACACCGCTTGCTTACGCTGCTTCACCTTGCCGGTTGTCGCCGTCCTCTTGACCCCAGGCTTAACCACGGGCCTAGCTTTCTCGACTTTCTTCTGCACCTCACCCTGAGCTGCCATCATCTGGCGATACTTCATGGCGTCGTGCAAAATACGCACGGCACGACTGTCAGCAACCTCGTTCAGTTCCTCCGGCGCGTAGCCGTAAGACTGACCCGTTTCGAGAATTGCCTGCCGGAGCTGGGTCGCTTTTTCACGGTCCCCAAACTCTGGAATGGCTTGCTGCAGCTTTTGCATCTCCTGCGCCAAATGATACTGCAGCGCTTGCTGCTGCATCTGTTTTTGGCGGGTCGAGACTTGCTCCAGCTCCCCCATGCTCTGTTGCCAGGACGCCAAATCCTCTTCGTATTTGATCTTGGCTTCCATGTAACCGATGGGGTCTGCGTCAAACAGTTCCCGGCTCGGTGGCACAGGCTGCTGGGGAATATTCCCGGCTTCCAATCGTTGGCGAAGCGCCGCAACTTGCTGCGCCTCATTTTGCAGTGCAGTGTAGATCGCCTCGACCTCTTTTCGGCCTTCGGCTACCTGCCGCATCTGCGTTTGGATATACTCCTGACCCGAATACCCCCTACGGAGTTCATCAAGGGTGACTTGCTTTTCGACTCCGTCCACCTTCACGGTGTAGAGTTCTGGCGCAGGTTCCTCTTCTAACTCTTCGGCTTCTTCGTCGTCATCGTCATCCTCGGCCTCGTCATCCTCGGCCTCGTCTGCCTCGTCGTCTGCAGCTTCCACCTCGTCAGCCTGCTTTTCGGCGTCGGCTTCTAAGGTTTCCTCTTCAGGTTCCTCGGCGGGTTGCTCATCTAAGATGAGCGCAGTTGCTGCTTCAAATTCATCCACAGCTTGGTTTGCAGTCGTGTCAGCCACGGTGCTGCTCCCTATTTCGACCGACGTTCCGCCATTTTGCCGTCAACCACAAAGGCTTCCAGCTTGATGCGGAGTGCGTCGAGCGCCCGGACCATCCGGTGCGCTTCCATGATGTCCTCTTGCGAGGCATTGGGGTATGTGAATACCCCAATTGCATCATGTTGTATCATGTCCAGCGCCAAACGCAAAGTCTCGTCGTTTAACAGGCGCTCGGCGTTCAGTTTTCTTTGTTCTGGTGTCAACGGATCACCCCATTTTGGTCACGCATGGCGTTCTGTTCTGCCTTGATCGCAACCTCGCTTGCCTTGATGCCGTATTTTGCCATCAGCTCTGCGTTTTGCAGCGCCAAGTCTTGAGCCATCTTGTCACGTTCAAGGTCTTGGTCGATACGCATTTGCTCCAGCTTGCGGCCATGGTCGGCCTGGGCTTTCTGCATATCAAGCTGCGCACGCTGCTGATCCGACTGCATCTTGACCTGAGCCTTCATCTGCTCAGCCTGCAGGTATGCCGCATTCGGGTCAGGCTGCTGGCCCTGCTGGGCCGCCGCTTGCTGCGCTTGCATCATAAGCTGCTGCTCAATCTGTGGGTTCATCGGATTGAAATACCGCTCAGCATTGCGGATGCCAGCCGACGCCATCATGTCGGTCAGGGTGTTGCGGATGCCTGTCAAAGTTACGACGCCATTGGTTGGGCCGTATCCTTGATAGATCTGCATCTGCAGGCCCAGGATCTCACGATACGCTGCAGCTTTTTCTTCTTCACGGCCAGTGCCGAGGCCGACATTCACGCTCAGATCCATGCTGGTGTCCCATACACGCGGGTCAACAGGCTGGAACATGCCATTCAGGCGCATCATTTGCTCGCTGTCGGCGTGCTTGACAGACAGGCGCAGCAGAAGGCCAAACAGGCGACGCATGCCGCCCTCGGCCAAGTTGCGTGCCATCACTTCAACCTGACCTGCGGCAGCCTGCATGGTGGCCATGACAGCCGCCTTAGTCGTGGATTGCAGAGCGTCAGCATCCAGCCCCATGCTCGCACGGGTCACGCCGGTTTTCTGCTCGACCAATGCGTCCATATACTGCAAGGCACCCATGGTTTGGCCAGCAGTAAACGGCACCTCGTATGGCTGCACCATTCCGGGCGATCGCTGGCGGATCACTGCGCCAATCTCGTTGTTCAGAACGTCATCAATGTTGACCTGGCCCTCAACCACACCGATGCGGGGGTTGTTGGTCATTGCCACGTTGTCCAGAATGCCACGCAGCATGGCCGTTGTAGCGTCTTGGTCGTCAATGGTGATGTCTGCCAGAGAATGCCCCAGCATGGTGTGCGGCTCGGGGTCAATCTCAAAGATGGCGTAGGGGATCTCGTCGCAAGGCTCGACAGACAGCAGCTTGTAGCGGCTGCCGCCCATGATGGCACGATGCAGGACCGGCGTGCCGGTGCCTTCCACGTCAATGCGCATGTAGGCTTCCGTGACGAGGACTTTCTTCATCGACGGGTCGAGTGCGTTCTCATCCTCGTCAGGGTCGATGCTGTAGCCGCGCCGAGCGTCTTCCTCTTGCGCAATGATAGTGTCGCTGTCGGTCGAGCTGTCTAGGCCAGCCACATCGTCAAAGTCAAAGCCCATGGCCACTAGATCGCCGACACGCATGTCGGTGCGCTGGCCGCAGACATAGCACTCGTCGATCGAGCGTGCATTGCGGTCAAAGAAAAATTCTTCTGGCGGGATGCTGTCAATAACAATGTCGCCAGCGTAGGTCGTCCTGGCGATCTTTACGTCATGCGTCGTAACCGGAGGCTGCATCATCGCCATGTCTGGCGTCTGCATCTCCATGCTTTCGGTCATCTCGCTGTGTTCGATGATCTCAATGTCAGGGTCCATCATCAGCGCCTGGAACTGCATGTCGTTCAGGCCGCTGTATGTGTAGATGCGGGTTGTCGCCTTTTCCTCGTAGTAGGCTTTGACGATCCCCATCTTTTTGACCAATGCGTCGTGGAAGGCGTCGGACAGGATGCGGTAGCCGCCCATCTCGCTAAACTTCCAGTGCATGTAGGTTGTGGCCTGCTCGGCGTGCATCACGTCCTCTGGGCCGCGCGGGATGTATTCCACAAACTTGCCAGACGATAGAAAGATGCGCATGAGCGACGGCTTGACCGCACGGATGGTGTCACGCACTTTGGTCGCTACAACCTTACTGCGTCCATCCTCGTAACCTAGATCACTTTCACCGTCATAATAACGCTGCGCGCGGATACGATCCTCGCTCACCTCGCTTTCGATAAAATCAACGGCATCCTCAATGGCCACTGAGAGGATGCTTTCAACTTCATCCTCTTCCAGCGGCTTGATGCCTTCCATTTCATCTTCGGCCTCCATGACTTCGTCATTCATTTCAGCGAGGATTTCGCGGATGTCGTCGTCTTCGATGCGGTCTTCGGGTTCCATGCGTTATCCTCTTATTCCTGCAACAGCCCAGAAGCTGCACCAATCTGACCAGAGTAAAATTCGGGGCGGCGCAAGAGACTTGCCCGAGCCGCTTCATCCAGGCCGCCACGCTCAATCAACATCTGCAGAATTTCTGCCTGCCGCTGTGGGTTTGTTTCAAAAAGCATTTTTGAAAGGTCAGCCGCGCTGCGCTCATTCATCCCAGTCATGCGCGACAGAAGCTGGTTCCCCAACTCTTGTGCTGCCCCAGGGATGCTTGTCAGGCGCATAATCATTGTCGGGTCAACTCGACCATCCTTCATTAGCGCTTGGCGCTCAGCAGTCTCAGAGCCGCCCATGACCTTCCTGGCAGTCTTACTCTTTTCGACCTGCATCTTCATAAACTTTTCAAAGCGATCAAAATCTTTCTGGCTGTCAAACGCAAGCCTCAACGCCGTTCTGCGCTGGGGTGACCCGAAAACAGTCTTGGTAAAGTCGCTTGCATCAGGTGTCGTTGACGCCAGCTCTTGAACCTTTGTGATAACGCCAGTCCTGAACGCCTCTTTTTCTTCAGGCCTCATTTTGCTGACTTGGCGCATCAAATCTTTTTCGTTCTTCAATTTGAAATCTACGCCAGTGCTGTATGCGTTAGACAGCTCCATCCTGTCAGCATATTTTGCGGTTGCCTCTGCATAAGGCTCATTTAGCCCCTTGATCCTGTCGTTTATCTTATTCTTCAGGATTGTAACCTCACGACCGCGCTGAGTAACCTTGTTTGTAATCGCGTCGGTTTCGCTCTCTATTATACGGTCAAGGCCGATCTTAATTTGGTGCAGAACCTCTGTTGGGATGTAGCGCTGGCGCAGTGCATCTTCCAAGTCAGGGAGAGCCTCGCCTTTGATGTCAGCAAGTTCACGCGCCTTTTCGTAAGCGTCCTTGACTATCTTACGGTCCATAAACTCTGAGAAAGCCCGAGTTGGAAGCGAAATCTTGTTTGCCTCGTCAAACGCAGGCTTTGCGATAGCGCGCGTCTCTGCGTCAATCGCATCAATAAAGTCTTGACCGACAAAACCAGATGTCCCCGACATTTCGGTCGCAGCTTCTGATATTTGGCCTGCCTGAGCAGCCCTACGCTCGTCAAACAAGTCCGATACAGCTTGGGTGCGCTCACTAGGAATTGCTTGGGCGCGCCAGCCTTCACGGCGCATTGTCTCGCCAAGATCTGCCAGAGTTACATCATCTAGGCCAAGGGCCTGCGCCTCTTGCAGCTTTGTCAGCGCTTCCTCTGGCGACAAACCTTGACGCTCAAGAGATTGCAATGCCCGGCGCTCAGCGACGGTTGCCGCACGCTTAGCGCCGCCAACACCCATCGCGTCAAGCAATGCTCGTCCGCCCTGAGCAATCTTTTCACCACCGACCGATACGGCTGGCGCTGCTACGCCGCCAATCGCTGCGCCCAGCGCTGCGCCTTCTGCACGGTTTGCTAGGCCACCCTCACCGGTCCCGAAGCCAGCAATCGCACCTTCCGTCGCGCCGATCTTGGCAGCCCTTGCAAGGGTCGGGGCAAGGCGTGCAGCGGTGGCAGAGCCGACAGCCGCACCGCCGGTGCCAAAGCTGCCCAATGCAGCGGCGGCGGTTGGCAGAACAGCTCCGCCCAATTCATATCCAATAGCCCCTAACGGGTCTGCCTCTTGGTATTGACGCAACTTGCCGCGAATATCCTCTAATGTTTGAGAATATCCCTCACCATCGCCCAAGCCTGTAGCCGCACCAAGTGCCGACATCGGGTTGCGCAAAGCTGCCTCAATCTCATCGGCAAAACCAAGCGTCAAGCCTTGGGCCGCAGCACGAGTGCGCGCCCAGTCTGGTATTTCCTGCTGCAATTTTTCTTGGCTTGCAGCGCCCTCTGCCTGAGCCTGCTCAGAAATCTTGGCCACATACGCATCCTGCTGTTCCCTAGACAAATCCTTAAACTCGTCTGGAACCTCAACAACGCCCACACCCTCGATGCGAATTTTCATTAGTCAACAACCTCCCAAGTCGGGGCATATTGTGGAATTTTGGCGTCTGGCAGGTTATAGCGCTCACGACGAGTGCGGATTGCCCGCTCGCGTAGTTGACGGGCGCGTTCGTTAATCCTTTGCAACTTTTCAATTGCAGCATAGGCTTCTGCAGTCGTCCTAGCGCCGCCAAGTTCATCCATTGCGCGCTGAGCGTCGCCCTCTGTCTGAACGCCTTTATTGAGGCGCAGGCTTTCGTTTACAAGACGTGTCTTAAATGTTTCGTAATCTTCCCTGGCGCGGGCAACTTTTTCGTTAGCTTCACCGAAACCTATTGACCCTAGGCCGCCAGAAATAAAGCCGCCGACACCAAATTTAAGCGGCCCTTCAAATTCTCCGGTTTTTTCATTGAACCCGAACAGTCTTTCCATTCTGGCGGTTTCAGCGGTAATCATGTCGATGGCGCTGAGCGCGTCAAAATCAGTTTCTTCGGCCTTTTGCGCAGTAGTTGGAAGCCCCTTGCGAATGCGCTCAGCCTCTCGCCCTTGCTCCAGAGACTGACGCTCAGCGTCAATTACTGCCTGGTTTGGAGTTACCACTGGCTGACCATCTACATAAGTCGTGGTGTATTTGCCGTTAGCAATAACTTCAGGCCGACGCGGGCCAAGCTGCTGCGCAATCGCTTGCCCTGCTGCGGTTGGAGACAAGCGCATTGATAAAGCGTATGCCGTCTGGTAGTCCCCTCGCGCCATGGCTTCAGACGCCTGCTGAGCAAGGGCCATCTTTTCCTTGTCTTTGGCAAACTTTAAAGCCTCTGAGCCGGAGAAAATGCCAGCCCTTACAAGATCCCCAGCGCCAGGCGCAATTTTATCCAATGCATCAGCAGTAGCATTGCGTTGAGCCTTTTCCTTCCGCTCAGCCCGACGCTCTTTCATTTGCGCAGATAAAACTGGAGCCAAGTTGGGGTCTGGGTTAAGGCGCATGCTGTTAAGAGCCATGGCCAGCGCTGCCATCCTGTCTGGATCGCTAAACAAGTTGCCTAGCAAGCCGCGAGACTGCTCAGGCTGTTGGCCTTGCGATTGCGCCATTGCGCCTTGCGCGATCTGATCGGGTGTCACAGTCCCGCCTCCTTTGCCTAATGCTGCCATCGTGTCGGTAGCTACCTCTGCGCCACTGCCAACGCTGCCAAGAATTTTTCGAACATAGTTTTGAGTTTCACGATAAGGGGGGATCCCGCCATACTTGCTCACCGCGCCAGGGCCAGCATTGTATGCCGCCAACGCCGTTCCCCAGTCACCAAACTTGTTATATTGCTGAGACAAATAGCGGGCAGAACCTTCAAGATTTTGAGCCGGGTCGAGCGGGTCTACGCCAAGTTCTTTGGCTGTCCCTGGCATAAGTTGCCCTAAACCAATGGCCCCAGCGTCGCTAACAACACTAGGCCTCCAAGCACTTTCTTGTGTTATCTGCGCAAGAAACAGATCGACGGGGATATTGTATCTCCGCGCTGTTTCTATTGCCATTTGACGATAGTCAATCATTACGCAGCCACCAGTTCACTCTTCAGTCCAGCATAGTTGACGCGTAGGTAGCCATCGTCACCACGGATAACCAGATGCGGGTGCGTTTCCTGCAGCTCGTCGGCCATTACGCCGAAGCCTGGCTGGTTTGGGTTTCCAACGCGCTTGCCCTCTTCATTCCAATCCCAGCTATAGAATTTGATACCTTTAGCCTCGCCTTCCGGCTTGATATTGGTTTTCAAGCGACGGTCAGATTTTGCGTATGCCGTGGCCGCCAATGTCAGATAGTCAAACAGGCCGGGCTGTTTTGTTGACGTCTGCGTCTGCGGAACAGGCGTCACGCCAATGGCTTGGTTCATGTAACCAAGAGACTGCGCGGGCTGCCCGGCAAACTGGCCAAACTGACCACGAGCTGCGTCAATCAACGATTGCTGCAAAAGCTGCTGCTGCGCGCCCTGTTTTGCTTGCTGGTCTTGGATTTGCTGACCAAAGCCAAAGCCAAGGTTTGCAAGGTTGCCCATCTGCCCTGCTGCCTGCAAACCAAGTTGCTGTTGCTGCTGAGCTGCACCAAGAGCCTGGCTAAATCCTTGCTGCTGCAGGTTGGCAAATGTCTGCGCGCCCTGGCGAGCAAAGCCTTCATTTGTCAGAGCCTCTGCAACGCCATGACGAGAACCGCCAAACGCGCCAGCCTGCGTTGCTTGCTGGCCGGTGGTGTTGATTGCCATCTGCCGCTGACGCTCAAGATCTTGCAGCGTTTGCCCCGTCACCATGTTGGTGTATGGGTTCATGAAGCGGCCAATGTTCGGGCCTGCCGCTGCCGCGCCAGTGCCAGCCAGTGCTGCGTTGTATGCGCCAGCAGACTGCTGGTAGACGTTGGGAGCGCCGGTCGCAGTGGGGGCTTTTGGCATTTGGGTTGGCTGCCCGACAGGCTGCCCGATTTGATTGCTGCCAAATGGAATTGCTGGCTGCGTAGTCATGCCGCGATTAGGATCATAATTAGCAGGAAGCTGCCCAGCGTTGGGAACAATCTGCCTGATTGCGTTCATTGATGCTGCGCCTGCCATTTTATCGCCCCCACATATCGCGAACTGTCATGCCGCGCGACTTCATTTCTTCGGTAAGCCCCATCCGTCGCTCTTGGTCGGTTAGAGTTGATGGAGATGCTGCAGGTGCTGCTGGGCCAGGTGACGCCGCAGAACCACCAGGTCCGCCGATAAATAATGCGTTTCTGGCCGCATATGTCGTGGGATCATACTGAGCGTAAAGATTGCGAGCCTGCTCATAAATCGGGAAGTCGCTGTAGCCAGTGATCCCGCCAGCAAATTGCTGCGGAGTTGGCATGCCCTCAGTGCCGGTCAAATTGCTTCCAGCCATTCCGAATGCACCGGCGGCTTGTCCAGTGTTCTGCATGGATGCAAGCTGCATCGGAGTCAGGGCAGCCGCTGACGGTCCCATCCAAGGCATGAAATCAAGTTGCTGAACATCCTTAGCCCTAGCCAAATTCTCTTTGGCCGGGCCTTCTAGCCACTCTGGAATTTTTTGAGACTGCGTATTGCTTCCGCCTTTACCGCCGCTCATGCGCTTTTCTCCATCACGTAAAGGGTTGGCTTAAAGCCGAATTTACCCATCAGTTTCATCCAGCCCTTACGGCCCGCCAGCGTCATGCCTGTGCAACCTATGCCTTCGCCCCACCGCCATGCGCTGTCAATCATCTCAAAAAGTTCTTTGCGCTTACCTGAACCCAAGAAAACATGAAGAACTTTTTTGCGAGGGTAACATATTACCTCGGTAATGGCCACTGTTTCGCCATTCGCCCACATCTGCATGCGGCCATCGGCTACTGCATCCACAACATCTTGGAAAAGATGAGTGCCGCCGCTGTATTTCAAGGCAGCCTCAATCTTATCCTTGTAGTCGTGAATATTTGGTATCACGCCCTAATCCTCGTTATCGACAGCGAAGTTGATGGCGCTGCCGGAGCATACGCCGTAGCCGCTGTCGCTTGCAAAAAGCCAGACGTGCTATCCACTGCCCACATTGGTTCAAGATAATCGCCCGCGCTGACCTGAAATATCGCCATGCGAGAAATCACTGTCGTGGCATCGTTTTGATGCAGATTAACAACCATTGTGCTGCCCGGCACGTCAGTCCCGTTGATGCGCGGCCAAAACCGAAACGAAACAGTGCTAGATGATGTTGACGTTACCTGAGCCGAGAACGCCAGAAGATACGTGCCACCCTCCTCGAACACGATCCGCTCAGGGTTGGTTCCATCGAGCGAAATGCCGTCAGCCATTGTTGGTGTGTCGTAGGTGATCGCGTATGCAGTGCTTGCGGCAGCGGCTGTCACATCATTGTCTTGGCCAAGAAAGGCATAGCCATCAGCCAGCACGATTTGCCGCCACTCGCCATCTTTCGCAACAACAGGGTAGCCGTTTACGTTGTCATACAAAATGACGCCGTTCTCGGTGGCGCGGGCATCGCTATCCTTATACGCCAGACGTGATGCCACGCGGCGCAGATATGTTACTACATTCTGCGCCCACACAGTCAGATCGACAGTGACAGGGGGCGGGTTGTATCCGTAACTCACCGCTTGCCCCCTGCCATTGCGTCGAGGCGCATAATGCCAACCCGCCAGTCGGCGCTGCGCTCAGCGTCAATGCGCATCCTGATCTGCCGCCCAGTAAATCGCACTGGCGTCGGGTTTGCCATGCTGTATGGGCCATAGCTGCGCTCAACGTCATTTGGGTGGAAGCGCGTCTTGAATGTGGCAGACACGTCGCCCTGCGTCTTTTCATCAGGGTAAAGCATGGTGGCCTTCAGCACGTTGTCGCCGTTGTCCAAGCTAATCGGGCCGCTTTCTGCGAATATGCTTGCGCCATCGTAAAGGCTGCCGACCTCATGCACAAACGTATCGCCGCTTGCGTCTGCCATGATCGGCTTTTTAAACACGCCCTGATCTACGCCAGAAGTGCGCGACAGCGACCCAATAGACCAGTGCTGCTCTTTGTAGCTGTAGGCTACATATTTGTCGATTTCAGATGACGTTGCGGACTGATAGAACCACCAGATTTCATTGTAAGCCTGATTGGCGACAGCGAATATCTTTGACTGCTGCTGCACGTTCATATCGTTGAAAACGTAGTCCGACACCTCGCACGGGATGTCCACAACAGCGCCACCGCTATATGCAAAAAATCCCCTGCGCCCCATCCAGAACACCCCTTCGTCAACGGTGGCAGCAGCCTTGCGGCTAATTGCGCCGCATGACGAACCAACACGTTGAAATGAGTAAATAAATTGCCCACCAATATATGTCGCCGAATGGGCATCCATATCCGTCAGAATAAGAGCCTGCCCGCGCGTGCGGATGCCCTGCATGATCTGGCCATTGGTCTGCAACTCAATGTCGCCAGCTTCGTTTGTTGTCGCGGCTGTCCACGTTGTGTTGTCTTCTCGATCTGACCAGATAATGCGCCGTGGGTTTGGATTACTCTCGCCAGACTTCTTACCGCCAAGCGCAAACAGAAAACGCTCTTCCGTCACCATTAGGCCAGAGTTGTCAGTGGGAGCATTTGCAATGGCCGATGCCTGACTGGACGTTAAATCCCATTCCCACAGCGTTCCGTCAGCCGTTGAGCATGCCACCAACCTCTCTCCCCAGCTATCCATAGACCACGTGGTGCTTTCGCCAAATGACCCAGAAGGTGTGGCAGTTGCTGTTTGATACGCACCAGCGCCATACACCCCAGAACCGTAGCCAGTTTGTTGTGCTGCGTTGACTGAACCAGCCGTTAGGCCAGTCGGAGTAATGTCGGTGACTAAACCGCTTTCTAGGGCGGCATACAGCTTGTTGTAGGAGCCAGTGGCAATGCGCTTGTCACCAGACAAACTGCGCCACGCAAGCATGCCCCTAATCGGGCTGCTGTCGATTGAGATGAAATCTTCCCACCCGCCGACAGGGCGCATGGTGTTTTCTGTCCAGCGCACGAGATTAGCATCGCGCCAGCGGTTGCTTGCCTCGAACTCGGTGCCGTTGCGGTAGATGCCCGCTGGCAGTTTAAGCGGGATCAGTGTCATTGGTTTACGCCTTCATGATGTAGGCCAGAGCATAGTAGGGCGGCAGGTTGGCGTTGGTTCCTGACGAACCGCTTGAGGCCGTGGTGCCGCTGAATGTGTGGCTGTGGTCGCCTGCGGATAGCGCCTTCTGGCCGTTATACATAGTCGTCGGCACACCGTTACTGTCCGTCCGCACACCACCACCTGACGCAGGGCCATCGTCAATGCTGCTTGCGTTAAGATACAGGCTATGCTCGTGCGCGCCAGTGGTGTTGGTGGTGCCGCTGTAAGTGTGAGTGTGTTCTACAACAATCGCGTCTGCACTGCCGCCATTTGCGTCAACTGCGTAAGTGTTGCCAGCGCCTACCACAAAGCGATCTGTCAGGTTTGGAGTGCCGTTGTTGCCATCACATAGATGCCAGCCGCTGGGAATGCTGGCTACGCTGCCTTTCCACATGATGATGCCGCCAGATGGGACGTAGTGCGTCGATGCGGTGTTCAACTCAGAAGTGGTGGCCGTAACCCCATCCAGCACGTTCAACTCAGCAGCGGTTGCTGTGATCGCTTCCAGCTTTTGAATGTCTGTGCTGTCAACCGTTCCCAGAACAGCCGCAAGGTTGTCCCAGTTAGAATTTAGGGTGTTGCCCCATGTGTCAGTCGAAGCGCCGACAGTCGGCTTGGTGTATGAGAGTGTAGCCATTATGCAGCCTCAATCCAGTTTTCCGTTGTGTCAGCCTGCGGCACCCATATCTCGCTGGTGTCGTCCTGCTGAACCCAAATTTCGGACGTGTTCGGTTGATCTTCCCACGTCTTGATAAGTCTCGCGGTCACTATAGCAGAAATTGACGCAGATGCACTAACTGGCGTCGAAGCCCCCGCGCTGGCCAAAAACTCGCTGCTTGCGGCAATGCTTGCGCTCGTGACGGACGTGACGCCAGCGGATGCGGTAGCGCCAGACCGTGCGTCGATCCCAGCAAATGCGGCGCGTATGCGGGCGTAAGCAGCAGCAACCGATGTGTTAGATGAAACGATGCCGCGAGAAATAGCAAAGCGTTTGCCTGCCGCTTGCACTGTAGAAGTGGCAGAGATTGCAGCAGATGCGTTGGCGATGCGCTTGGCCGATGCAGATGTTGCCGCCGAGCCAGAAGCGGTTGCAGATACATCAACAACCGATTGGGCAGACGCCGAAGAAGCCGATGTTGCCGAGATGCCTGCGGATGTAATTTGCAGCCGGGCAACGCTCGCCTGCGTCGTGGCAGAGGCAGAAGCCTGAGCGTCAACCGTTTTAACCGCCGTGGCGCTCACAGAGGCCGCCACAGAGGCGCTTGACGTTGCTGACACAGATGCAGTGCTAAACGCTACAACAGACGCTGTGGAAGCCGCTGTAGCGCTGCCAGACACATTTCGTGCTGCTACGCTGTCTGCGGCTGTTGTCGATGCCGCAGAAACGGTTGCGCTAATGCTGACCAGCGTGGCAGTGGTTGCCGACGCTGTGGCTGTGGATGCAGCCGATACTGCCGCAGAAGATTGCCTTGTTGCACCTGCAACCGCCGAAACGGTAGCAGACGCAGAGACGCTGGCGCTGGCTTCAACAACTACCGCAGCGAGATCGTCAGCTAGTGCCGCCGATGCGAGAGGTGAGAAGCCAAGCATCTATTAACCCGCCAGTGCGGCGTTGCCCGCAGCGATAGCAGCGTCAATAGAGGTCATGTCCTCAGTGGTCCAAAATTCAGCGTTACGCATACCCTCAAGGTGCTGAACGTTGCGCTGGATCACTGTATCGTCGCCAGTGTATTTTTCAGGGTTGGCGATTGCATCGTTAATAACCCACACGCTGTCCAGACAGGCCGAGTAATGCTTTGCAATGCGTTCGGGGGTCAGTTGATCTTCCATTTCAGACCTCAAGGTTTAGTGGGCCAAGTGACTTCGTATGGGAAGCCCGTTTGTGCAGTTATATCACGAAGTGCTTGCCGATACACTTCCCATTCCATCGGGATGTTG